CGCCGCTGCACTACATGGCCGATGCTACCAACTCGCCGGGCAGCAGCACGATGCCGGCTGGCACAGTCAGTCAGCAATGGATGGAGGATTACGAAGCGGCGGTGCTCGGTCATGTCGTGCAGATCGGCTACGCGGACTGGCGGCCGATACTGGAATGGAAGCTGGTCAACACTCTCGCACGGACCAACGGCACAAGCGGCTGGGTGCGTGCCAAACCAACGCCATACAATGTCGCGCTGCGTGAAACGGACAAGTCGCCCTACGTCCAGAGTTGGCAGGAGTGCTGGGATCTCAACGTGCAGATGCAGCCCGGGATCGCGGAGTTCGATGACCCTGACGTCATGCCGGCGGGCGACTCGCTGACCTATGCGTCCTACGCCATGTCGGCGCTGGCGCTGGCAGCCTCGCTCGGCGTCGAGGGCGCTGCCGAGTGCCACGAATGGCTGCGCGGGCAGCTTGTCGCGAACAGCGATGCGAACACCTGCAGCGACCGCAAATGGTCGTTTGCCGGCTGACCTCACGACACTCTTGACAGCGGCGGCTGCGCCCGTTCAGATGCCGGTGCGGCCGGCCATGGCAGTCCCGACTCTTCCCTCCACAGGGGGTCGTCACCCAGCAATGCCGGTCGCAGTCGTCGCGCGCAGTCCCTCGTGACCCAGCAGCGCGGCGCGGTCGTGCCCACCGACGACGGAGTGACCAACCGCGGGTGATGTCATGCGGGTCGGAGTCCTGGCGCTGCCAGGTCACCCACCGATCGCGCCACATCATTCCGGAGTCTCCATCGCGACCCCAATCGGAACAACCGCGCGCCCGAGGCGCGCCTGCGATGGAGTCACGCGATGGCATTGCCCACTATGTCGGCTGCGCCGACGAATACGTACATCGAAACGACCGCGCCGAATGTCAGAGAAGATCTCGCGGACGTAATATATCAGATAGACAAAGCCGATACACCTATGGTATCTCTGTGTTCCGTTTCGGGATCGGAGCAGGTTAACACCGAGTGGCTGGTTCAGGAACTATATCCTGCCGCTAACGTGCCGCAGCCCGAGGGCTTCACCGCCGCGATGTCACCCGCCAAAAAGCCCGTAAGGCTCGGAAATTGCTGCCAGATCTTGGCTCGCACGGTGGCTGTTTCGGACACATTGAGGGTCGTCGACCAAGTGGGGGACGAGGAATATAATCGGCAGCTCGTCGCGCGCGGCATGGAATTGCGGCGCGATCTTGAGCTGACCATTACTGGCGAAACGGTGAAATCTATTGCCGATCCGCGCGTGCTGGCGGGATTCCAGACATGGTGTTCCAACGGCTCGGTCGGCGCCGGCACCGGTGCCTTCCCGACCGGCGACGGCACCAACGGCCACACCGCCGGAACGCTGCGCGATCTCACGCTCAATATGGTCGAGGACGCGATCCAGGCGTCGTGGAATTCCGGCGGCAAGCCGCGCACCGCGATTATGTCGGCCAGCATCAAACGCTGGTTCTCCAACATGGCGCAGGGCGGCACGGCGAACCCCACTGTGGCTCAAAATGTGGTGCAGGCGACCTCGCCGCAGCCGATCACCATCGTCGGCGCCGTCGGCGTGTTCCTGTCGGATTTCGGGCCGATCGACCTCGTGCCGGATCGCTACATGCCGGCGCATGTGCTCGAGTTGGTGGATCCCGACTATCTCGAACTGGCGCCGCTGCCCTCGCGCGACATGATCGAAGAGAGCTACGCTAAAACTGGGGACAACACCCAGGGCGGCATCGTGTGGGAAGGCACGCTGCGCCCGACCGCGCCGAAGGCGCATGCCTGCGTGTGGGATCTCAACCAGTAACCCATGCGCGCGCTGTTCCAACGCCTCGATCACGCCACCCAGCAGATGACCTGTCTCACGCGCGACAGCGAGACGGGTCGGCCGCTGATCATCAGCCGGCAAAAGAACGACGCGATCGTCGATGCGAACAAGCGCCTCGCCAACCTGTTCGACCGCCAGGCGGCGCGCGGCCGCGGCCGCATGGTCGCGTCAATTCCCAACGTCATCTACTGGCAACTGCACCGCATGGGCATCACCCAGGACCGCAAGGCGCTGATGAAATGGCTGTCGCGCCGCGACGCGCGGTTCTTCCGCACCGATGACGGACGTCCCCTCGCATAGGAGCTCACATGGCCCGCAAGCACGATGACGAACCGACCAACCGCCAGATGGCGGCGGCACCCTACAGCACCGAGGCCGCACCGCATCCGCCGCCGCCGGAGCCGCGGCACTATCCGGTCGGCATCATGCCGATCTACATCCTCAAAAACGAACGTGCGGTCGCCGAGCAAATGGCGGAAATGGCGGCCGCCACCGAGCCGCCGCCGATGCCGGTGATGCAGGTCGCCAATGTCGACGACCCGACCTCGCCGCCGCTGCGCAACAATGCCACCGGCTCGGCGGGCGCGTACATGCCAGTGTCCGATGTGGTGCCGCCACCGCCGCCCGCGCCGACGCTGACCGACTGATCGATGGCGAGTCTCGCTGATCTGCAGGCCGACGTCGCCGGCTGGCTGAACCGGCGCGACATCGATGCGCGGTTTCCGACCTGGCTGCGCATGACGGAAACCGACATCGCCGCGGCGCTGCGCGCGCGCTGCATGGTGGCGCGATCCGACCAGGCGATCGACGCACCGTTGATCACGCTGCCCAGCGACTGGGTCGAGGCCGAGTCGATCCGCTTCCTCGACTGCGGCCATCTACTGTCGCTCGAGGATCACTTCACCGGGCCCCTCGCCGGCGGCCCGGCCTGTCAGTGTGCGGTGCATCCGTCTTGGGCCTATCGCTTCGTCGGAAGCTGCATCGAGTTCCTGCCGCACCCGGTGATCCCGGCGGATCCTGCGTGGCAGCCGCAGATCGTCGAAATGGCCTGGTATGCCAGGCCGAAACCGCTGCGCGATCCGCAGGACAGCAACGCGGTGCTCGAGCTGCATTACGGCGTCTATCTGTTCGGCTGCCTGCGCTACGGCGCGGAATACGAGCTCGACGACGATCGCGCGGCGCAGGCCGACGCAAAATTCAGCGATGCGTTGCTCGCAGCGAACCGCTGGAAGGCCGAGGCGGATTATTCAGGCGCGCCGCTGCGCGCTGTGGTGCGGGGCTTCTGACGTGGCTGGGTCGGCCACCGATTATCTGCGGCCGCGGATGCTCTCGCACACCCTGGCGTTTGGTCCCTATACCGCGCCGGTCAACGCCTATGTGGCGCTCACCTTATCGGCGCCCACCGCCACCACCCCGGGCGCCGAGGTGGCCGCCGGCGGCTCAGGCTATGTGCGTCAGCCGGCGAGCTTTTCGCTGGCCGGCGGCCGCACGGATCTGGCGATCAACATCGCCTCGATCGAATTTCCCCAGGCGGCGAGCCGCTGGGGTGATGTCGGATATTTCGAGCTGTGGGACGCCCAGGCCGGGGGAAATCGCCTCTACTGGGGACCGTTGATCGATCCGGCTGATGGTATCACGCCGCTGACCTTGAGCGTCTCGGCTGGGGATATCGTGCGGTTCTCTGTCGGCACGCTGGCGGTTCAGGCCGGCCCGAGCTCCGACAGCGCGCCGCCGATTGGTGGGCCATATCTACCGTTGAGCGGCGGGCAACTCACCGGGCCGGTCTATGCGGCCGGGGATCCTACCGATCTGCTGCAAATGGCCACCAAAAGCTACGTTGACGCACGCACCAGCGGCGGCTCGGGCGGTGGTCCCGGCTACCTGCCAATCAGCGGCGGCGTCATGACAGGGCCGCTGTCGCTCTCTGGGCCGCCAACCGCGGCGCTGCACGCTGCCACTAAAGCCTATGCTGACGGTTTCGTGCCGCTTGCCAGCGTCGGTTACGCCATCGGCAATATCCCTGGCCCGATCGTGTCGCAGGGCGGCATCTCCGCGCTCAGGCCGCCGGCTGAACTCATATTCCAGCGCAATGCGTTCGCTGCAACGGATGGTGGCGACTTCCGGTTCCGGCGGGCAACCACATTCACAGGCGGCACGCCGTCGAACATCAACAAGACGCTACAGGTCGAGTTCGGCAATACCGCTGGAAATGGCTGTCAGGAATGGCCGTTCCTGGTCAAAGCCATGAACAGCAGCACATCGGGCGGTCAGTTGGTCAGCGCCTACATCCAGGCGTGGCGCAATGCTGGCACTGGGCTGACCACTGGACTGATCACCGACGTTGCGGATTTCCAGGGCACACCGTCGTCAACGTCCGGCCAGCTTACCGGCATGGAATGGGATTTGAACGCGACTGGTGCGGATAACGGCGCGAACGGCAGCCGGTTCGGCGGCATTGGCATTCGCCAGATGGTGCATGCCGTGTTCGCGAATATGTCGAGCACGATCAACAGCGAATACACCGCCGGCATCTGGTTCGGCACCGGGATCAACGGCACGGCGGCGGCCTACGTGGACAGCCTGCTGTGCGTGCAGGGCAGTCCTACGCAGCCAACGCTGATCCGCAACTTCCTCGACAGCCGTGGCGCCGCTCCACCGCCCGGCGTGACCGATCCGGTGGCGGCGGTGCGAACCAGCGCTGGCCAGATCATCGACCTGAACGGCGGCCCTGCGCTGAACTCGGCGCCGGGCAACTACCTGCAATACACCACCACCGGCACGCCACGGCTGCGGTACATGGCTGGCAGCGTCGAGGGGCTCGCGGTGAGCGATACCGGCGGCGTGTCGTCGCCGTCACTGCCGGTCAACCTGATGAGCTACGGCGCGCTGCTCAACGGAACCGCGAACGACAGCGCGGCATATGCCGCAGCTAGGACCGCCGCCAATGCCAGA